AAAAGATGTAGAATAATTATCCGTAGATGAGTTTAATACCCGTGACTTATCTACTGGGTTAATTTGTGACTGTGCGGCATAACTTGGTTTGGAGGTATATTTACAATAATATTTTGGCAAGTAGCTGCCTCTGGCGTTCCAGGTTTATATGTAGCTCCTAACTTCGCTTGTTTTGCACACATTTCCAGACGATATAAACTAATTTCCATTTTGGTTTTCTTTATTAACAGTCTTTGAGCTTCAATGTTTACTTGGGTCGCTTCATGGCAAAGAGCTGGTGACTTTCCTAATGGAATGTTTACTTGAGCCGAGATTCCATAATTCAAATTAAACGTATCTTTTTCAAATCTAGGAATTTCTGAATAGTATATAATCTCTCCTGTTTCTTCGTCATATATTGGTGTTCTAGTAACATTTTCTCTAGGTAGAGCGAAAGACCAACTATCTGTTACATAGGGTGTAATTGTAAGGCTAGGTGAAGCACAAACTATACCTTGGCTCATCCTAAAGCTCGGCATTGAACTTGGCGTTATCATAGTCGCATTGTTATTTACCACGCCCTGTGCGTTACTGCTTGGAGATGCAACAGTTGTATTAGCCAAAACCCTTGCAGGGCAAAGGATTATAGCTATTGCCCAAATGTAGTTGTAGTTTCTGTGGTTGTGCTTGTATTTATTTGTCGAGTTATGGTGGTTACTGTATCTAGACCGGGAGTGATTAGTGTTTCTTGAAGAGAGAAAGCTGCTCCATTGTTTACGATTCCCCAGCGAGGTATAGCTTCTAAATTTGGTGAAGTCCAACTAAACTTTACTCCCCCTGCTGTTTGTTCATCCGTAGTCGTAGGAGTAGGGTTGATATATCCCGTTTCAGATTTAATATTATGCCCTGATGCTGAGTAGCTATAACCTGATCTGTATTGATGGCTGGTAATTGTTTCATTTACAATTTGCTCTGATTTGCTAGATGTCGTAGAACTCCCTGTTCGGAATTGGGGCACTACGGGGACGGCTTCTGCGAAGTCTATCCATATAAGTATTACCCCTATCAAGGAAAACTTTATATAACGCAAAAGAACAAGTGCCATAAATTAAAATTGCTAGTAGAGCAGATACTATGGGAAGAATCATTTAATCTATTGTAATAGTAACTTTAGTAGAGCCTATACAACTTGTGCCGCTACCGCCTGCTGTGCAAGTGTGGACTCCGCTAGATAAAGAAGTGAGTGCAAGCGATCCAGCAGTGCCTCCTGATCCTATAGTAGTTTGTCCACCTAATACTGGTAAAGCTGCTATACCACTAGAAGGTGTAACAGCAGATGGTGTAGCGTCACCCATAGTTACAGATTCAGTTTTTGAGAACGCTGAACCAGCAGATGTAATCGTAGTATCTGTCTGAATCATTGCTGGCACTCCGTCAGATAAACTGCCAACATTTATTCCACCAATCTTTCCTGATGTAGTTGTATCTCCTACAGTTACAGATGGTGTTATGTTATTTCCGCTAAGACTGTAAGTAGTCCCTACCTTATTAGTTACTACATAAGGCATATCTACAGTAATTTGTGCTGAAGTAACAAATTCTTGTTTTATATCTGCAAATGCTGCAGATGGTAAGAATAGAAGTAAAGCAAACAGTTTTTTCATTTGATACCTACTTTGTTTTTACTATTATCTACTATTTTAGGACCATTGCTGTTACTTATGCCACTTTTCTTCTGTCCTACACTAATTCCATAAGATCCTAGGACCCCCGAAACCAAGCCTGCCGTGAACGCTCCATCAATTCTTACCTTACCCATGTATCCAAGGGTCATCATTGATAAGCTCCAGGTCAAAATCATAAATCGAATAGTGTGACCAAAGATTTCACCCCATTCGATGCCTTCCTTTTCTTCTTTGTCTTCAGCCATAACATTAAGGTTTCTTGTCTAATACTAGCAATCTAGCTATGTTTGGAAAAACTAACAAATTATGTCTAAATTTCTAATCAATCTGTTTATCAGGTTTGGTAAATCAGAATCGCTACGAAAAGCTGCTTTAAATCTATTAAAAGATCTAGCAAAAAAATCTGACAATGATGTTGATGATGCAATTGTCAAAATGATTGAAGAAAAATTATTTCCAGTAAAATGAAAATTACTAAATTTCTCAACATTGATATAGAACCAGCACCTCCAGAAATG